AGGTAGTGCTGGTTCTTTAGGTGTGGGAAATGGAGAAATTGCATTATATTGGTTATATCATTTCTCAAATAGTGCTAAAGTAACAGAAGGTAGAGAAAAAGATGATCCGGATTTATATTTTAACAATCAGGGAGTAGAGGTTAAATCTTGGAGTACTGATAAAGGCTTACATGGTTTAGGAAGATTTGGAGCTGATAAAGAAAATTTATCAATACTTTCACTTATATTTGGGTTTAGTGCTCTTGTAAGTGTTTTTGATGGTGAAAAAGGATTATCAAAAACAGTTAATCCAACTAATTTTAGAGGATTCCAACTTACGGCCGCTATGGAAAAAGTAAAAGAATTTAAAAATCTTTTAAATAAAAATAGCGATTTAGTAGATGAATATCCTTTATTTAAAAATATTAAATCTAACGTAGATAGAGTATATGATACATTAGATCTAAATGATTCAGATAGTTCTCAAGAAATGGGGAGAAAAATGGCAATAGCACTTTTAGAACCTAAATTAAATAGAAAACCAGGAGATGGTAACCATTTAGCAAATGTAAAAGACAATGGGGAGGTTAAATTCTTTCAAATTAATTTTGATGAATTAAAAAATAGTGATGAATTGATGAAAGATTTTGAAGTAAAACAAAGTGCAATTAGAATTAATTTTGATAAAATTTGGGGTTAATAAATAAAATAAAACAATATGTGTAACTGCGGATGTAATACTTGTGATACTAAAAAATCAACGTTAATGTTAAATGAAAGTTTAGCGCCACGTGCTATATTGTCTGAGGGTTTAAAACACCATATAGACACTAATAAACCGCTTACTGAGCATTTATATCGTGCTGGCTCACGTGCTTACTTTGATTTATTTGCAGAAGCAAGATCATTATATAGTAGAGGTATTTTAGAATTTACTAATGAAGATGATAAAGCTTTACTTACAGAAACAAATTTAGGTCATTTTGGAATGTTTGAAGGTAAAAAAGTACCATTAGATTTTCCTATTGAATTAAATGAACACATGGATCTTGAAGATGAATTAGCAAATATGGAATTCGGAATGGATTATGATCAATTAGGTGATAATGAAAAAGAATGGGTTCGTGATGAAATGGACAATATGTCTATGAATGAAGTCACCCGTTATAGTGGTTTTAATAGAAACCCAGAGGATCTAGATTCTATTCCATTCGAACCAACAGGATCAGTATCTGAATTTAAAGAAGAATTAAGAGCATTATTTGGTAAATTTAAGGGTGATTTAAAAAATCCGGAGTTTATAAAAGGAGTGGCTCAAATAATGGTTAATTGGAAACCACTTTTAAGAAGTCAATTAAACGAATCAGATTCTAAATATCCAAATTTTGATTTAAATAAAAACATAAAATACCAAGATACCTCTATCTCAAGTGGAATGTGGAGATATACAGGCCAAGAACAAGGTGGAAAAGGTGTTTATAGAAATTTAAATAATGGCCAAATATTAGCCTTTGATAAAAGTGATTTTGATATATTTAAAAATAATCTTAGTAGCCATTTTGACATAAGTGAATCATTAAACGAAGCTAAAAAGAAAAAAGCTAAGAAAAAAGACAATAAACCAATAGGAAAACCAATGCGTTCATCATCAGGTGGTAAAGCATATAAAGTATACGTTAAGGATCCTAAAACTAAAAAAATTAAAACTGTCAGATTTGGATCTGGTGGTTTAAGAGCTAAAATAAATGACTCAAAAGCACGTGCGGCATTTGCAAAAAGGCACAAATGTTCACAGAAAAAAGATAGAACAAAAGCTGGATATTGGAGTTGTAGATTACCACGTTATGCAAAATTACTCGGACTTAAATCAAGCTTCTCAGGATTCTGGTAAACCTTATATTGACTTAGAAGTTACAGATAATTATACTCTAAGACAATTTTCGGAAACCATTGATCCTATAGAATTACTCTGGCATCGTGATGATGAAGATAGAGTAGTTGAAATTATAGGCAATACTGATTGGAAACTACAATTAGATAATTCCTTGCCGACTTCACTTCAAGAACGTATATTTATACCTAGACATAAATGGCATAGAGTCATTAAAGGAACAGGAGTATTGAATTTGAAAATTTACAAAAATGAAAAAATTAATTTGTAATATAGTATATTATATAACTTTCAAGCAAGTTTGCTTAGGTTATTGTAAAAAATAAAAAAAATGGAAGAATTAAAAACATTTAGAGAATTTCTTAATGAAGAGAAATTTAAAATAGGAGATAAAGTAACTATGAAAAGTGGAGGTGACGAAATGGAAGTTACTGATTCACGTAGAATGTTTGGCTCTAAAATTAATGCATATAGCGTTAAAAAATCAGATGGTGAGGAAGTTGAATATGATGAAAGCCAACTAAAATTAGCTGAAATAAGCTTTGGTGCTGCAGGTACAGATAAAAGATCGGGCCAAGTAATAGGTGAAATAATTCAAATGATTTATGACACGGGAATAGATCCATCAGATGTATTAGAAGAGGTAGGCCAAGAGTTTGGAATTGCTTTTGAATTTGGAAGAGGTCATTAAAATAATAAAAAAATAAAAAATATGGATAATTTTGATTTAAAAAAATTCGTTAGTGAAAAAACATTACTAAATGAAAATGCACCAGGATATGATACTAGAAAATCAGGTGAAGCATTACCAACACTAGAAAGTGTTAAAGCAGCTTATGAAGCTAAACAAGACAAAAAAGAAATAAAAGAAGGTGTTTGGAATATGCCTACTATGGATGAAATAATTGAATTTGTAGCTCATGTTGAAAAAATGAAAGAACAATTTTACCATATAGGTAGTGATGCTGTACATGATGGTTTAGAACAAGCAATTATAGCTGCTAAAGAATTAGTAGACCCAGGTAATGATGATTCATACGATTCAAGAGATTAAATAATGGATTTTTGCTACTGTGACATATGTGGGTGTAATGGAGGTGATTGTAAAAACATTCATGGAGCAGAAGATTGTAAATGTAATGAAGAATTAATCCAAGAAGTTAAAGAAATAACAATAGTTCCTAAAATATGTGAAAGTTGTGGATATGAATTCCACCCAGAGGGTCCTATTACCTATGTTGATGGTATTGATAAAGGAGAAGAAATAATGTTGGAATGTACATCTACAAGATATATAGGACAAGAAATAGAATAATATGAAAAATTTTGATTATAAAAAATATTTAGCTGAAGGTAAGCTGCTAAATGAATTTGTAGGTAAAGCATTAGAAGATAGAAACCAGCCTCTTTATGATGAATTAGTAGCAGGATCTGGTAAATCAGATACTATGGAAGGCGAAATGTTAAGAGCTATTAATAGAATTGTTTATCGTTATTATAATGATGGAGATGAATACCACACAGGATATGGTACTGAAACAGCAGGTCCAGCTCATTCATTTTTAGTTAATGCCAACACAGGTGTAAGATCAGCTATGAATATGATATTTAAAAATGGAACTAATTATGAAGAAACTATTGTAGATGCTTTAGAACATATTTTATCTCATATTGAAGCTAAACAAGGTAAATATACCCCCAATACAGCAGGTGATATGTTTGATTATGAAGCTGAATTTGAAGACGATACTTATGAAGAAGATGATTATGACGATTATGATGATTATGATGAATTTGACAATGAAGAACAATTTTAATTAAACAAAAAACAAACAGCTTGATTCATAGCCAAGCGATTATATAAAATAAATTTTGAGATCTGTGGCCTCCTATTTGGAGGTCACATTTTTTTTTCGTATATTGATAACAAATAAAATTCAAGTCTAGATGAGTAAAAGTGTAGTAATGATTGGAGCAGGTGTAGCAAATGTAAATGCTGCTACTAAGCTAATTGATAGTGGTTTTAATGGTAAAATTACCATAATTGATATGGGTAAAGATCCATATTTAAGACCATATGAAGAAGTAATGACAGGTTTCCTAGGAGCAGGAGGTTGGTCTGATGGTAAATTAACTTATCATACTTCAATTGGAGGACAATTATCTAAATATTGTGGTGAAGAAAAAGCAATGGAATTATTTGATCAGGTGATAGATAATTTTAAACGATTCCACCCTAAACCAGAAGAAGTACAATGTTCAAACCCAGTTGCAGAACCAGATTTTATTAAACCATATTTTGGTTTACGTTTATTTCCAGTATGGCATGTTGGTACAGATTATTTACATGAGATAGGTAAAAATTGGTATGATTTTTTAGTTGATGGTGGTGTTAATTTTAGATGGGAAGAAAAAGTAACAGACATTGATTTTGAAAAACAAGAAGTAAAAACGAAATTATATACAATGCCTTATGATACACTTATTTTTGGTGTAGGTAAATCAGGTATTGATTTTGGTAAGAAATTAGCGGAAAATTATAAATTACCAACTGAACCTAAACCAGTACAAATAGGTGTTCGATTTGAAGCACCACAAAAACACTTCCAAAAATTAATTGATGTAAGTTATGATTTTAAATTATATCGTAAATTCGAAGACAAAGGAGTATCATTACGTTCTTTCTGTACAAACAACAATGCAGCATATGTTGCCGTTGAAGAAACGTATGGAGATCATTCATACAATGGACACGCTAAAAAAGACGAAGCATTCCGAAATGATATGACTAATTTTGGTATATTAATGGAAGTTCAAGGTATTGAAAAACCATTTGATTGGTCTAGAGAATTAGTAGGAAAAGTACAAAAAGAAAGTACTGGATTGTTTTATAGTCCTACAAGAAAACCTACTACTACATCTGAGGGTATAGGTGTTAGTGCAGTTCAAATTGATTCATTAGATGAAGTAAGAGAAGCATTTCAAGGATATTACACATACATTGATGATTTTATTAATGATATGAAAAAAGTATTTCCTACATTAGGAGATGATTGGGGTGTGTATGTGCCTGAAATTAAATATCTATCACCTGAACCATTAGTAAATTATGAGGATTTAAGTTTAACAAAATATCCTAATGTTCACTTTGTAGGTGATGCATTAAGTGCCAGAGGAATTACAGTATCAGGGGCACAGGGTACATTAGTAGCAGAACAGATTATTAAAACAATGTAAACAAAAAATAAAGACTATGGCAAACAGTGAAAAATTATATGAAGAAAAAGTTATTAAATCAAGAGGAGCAAGACATTATCTAATAAAAATGGAAGGTGAAGATCATTGGAAACATCATAGATGGGACCATCCAGCAATTGTTCCTATAAATAAAAAATCAGAATTTAAAAAAGGTTTCTTTTTAAGCGGAATTGAATACTCAGAAGAAGATTTTAGAGAAATAATGAAAGAAAGAGAAGGATTACCTTGGTATAAACAATCAGCACCTAAAGGAGAAACTTATAGAAATTAATATGAGAGAACATACGTTACAAGCAATGCCCTATCAAGGAGAGCGACATGAAAAATCATGGGGTCATGAATTATGGATTATTAATAATGAACATTATTGTGGTAAATTATTAGTATTTAAAGAAGGTAAATCTTTTTCAATGCATTATCATTTACTTAAAGATGAAGCATGGTATATTTCTAAAGGAAAATTTTTATATAAATATATTGATACTGAAACAGCAGAACAATTATCAGTTGAAGTAACAGAAGGTGATTGTATTCACTTAATGCCAGGACAACCCCACCAAATGTTGGCTCTTGAAGAAGGAAGTTGTATATTTGAGGTATCAACACAACATTTTGATAGTGATAGTTATAGAGTAGGAATGGGATCTTCACAGTTAGATCCATTAAATTTACCATTTTAATATGAAAATAGGTTTTTGTGGCACAATGTCAGTAGGTAAAACAACTTTAGTTAATGCTTTAGCTAAATTACCAGAGTTTAAAGATTATAAATTTAGAACAGAACGTTCTAAGTATCTTATGGAAATGGGTATACCATTAAATACAGATTCAACAGTTAAGGGTCAAGCAGTATTTTTAGCTGAAAGAGCAAGTGAATTAATGCAAGATAATATCATAACAGATAGAACAATTATTGATGTAATGGCATTTGCTAAATGTTCAAAGTCAATGAATTATTTAGAGGCAGATGATTTTTGTAGTTTTGCGAATAATATGTTAGATGAATATGATTATGTGTTTTATGTTTCACCTGAAGGAGTTGAAATTGAAAATAATGGTGTTAGAGAAACAAATGCAGAATATAGAAAATTAATTGATCAGAATATCCAATTATTAATTATTAAATATAGACATAAAATTAAAAATTTAATAGAAATTAAAGGATCCACTGAAGAACGTATAGAATTAGTTAAACAAGCAGTTTCTTTGTGATATTTATAACAAAATACTCTTACAATGAAAAGATCAGAATTTAAAAAGGCTATAAAAGAAGAAATACTTGATATTTTAGAAGAAGCATCTAAAGAAGATGTTAAGGCCCAACAAGATTATAATGCTGAATTAGAAAAAACAGCTCAATTAACTAAAGATTTAGGGATAGATGAAGGGAATGACACAGGCCAATTTCAAGATGATGGTTATGTAGATCATAAATATGACGATCAAACAATAGACAAATATAATATTCCTGTTGCTCCTACAGCTGTATTTGAGGATGA